TCTCATTTCCGACGCCACTCGACTATCATGTTAGGCATGGAAAAAACAAGTGTTCCTTCGTGTGTGCACCGCAAGCTATCGCAGGATGAAATATTGCGCATACTTGATCGCGTGCGCGAACAATGGATGCGTCCGCCAGTAGAGTCAATGGCCGTAGCGTTTGCTCGCGCCATTGAACAAGCGCACGGCATAAAGTGACTCACTTAGCACCGCCTTTGTTGAGTGCTGCGCCGTTGCGCTCAAGAATCTGAAGCAACGATTCATTGCCTGGAAACACGACATAGTTCGATGAGCCTTGCCCGGCGCTGCGTGAGCCACCGTCCAGATAGCGAATGCCAGGAAGGCCTGATTGCTGCAGGCCTTGCACCATAAGTCGTTCTTTCTCTGCTGCGGGCAGAGCCTTGCCGCTGCGAATCTCGCCGGCATGCAATAGCCTGTAGAAGTCCCCGCCCTTCATTGTCCCGGCTTGCACTGCGCTCATTTCGGACGGGAACAGCGTGTGCCCTTGCTCAAGCGCCGGGGCGTTTGCGACACGGGTTCGAAGCACCTTATCAATCGTCGGTTGCAGCGCCTTCTGCACCTCCGGCGCCTGCTGACTAAGCGGCTTATCCCAATCGAGCATTTTTGCAATCTGCTCGTCGGGTAGGTCTACTTTGTAGAGGTTGCCGTGCTGAAAATCTATCTTTCCTCGATTGGCTCGCAGCCAGTCTGCCGCCGCCTTGTATTCTGGGCCATGCTTTGTCATGCCATCCAGCCCAGCAATGGCATCATCAATGCTTCCGCCGCTGCTTTGCAGTGATGAAAGTGCGTGTCCTCGCGAAGTCATTACATCCAGCGTGCCAGGATCAATAAGTCGTCCGCCTTCTCTAATTTCTGGCGTGCCATACTGATGCTGATAAAACTTTGCAGTATCCGGCGCGTCAGCCAAATACAACCCATGCCCGTAAGCCTGCGCGCCCTCGCCCGTGCCAATCTTGCTTGAGTCGAAGGCATCGAACTTGTGCGGCGAACCATGCCAGACAACGGCACCACGTGGCGCAGCACCGCGCGGCATGCGCCCTGCGCCGCTTTCTGCAAGCTCATTGACTGCGTTGCGCCATGCCGCAATCTGCGGCGCCTTCGCTGCGATGCCAATCGGCGCCACAAGCCCAAGCGTTTCGCCTGCAGCATTGAGCAGCGGATTCTCAACCGGCGCAGTCAGGCCCTTTGCCGCCATCCAGTCGGACCCACCTACGGGGTTCTTGATGTCAAGCCCGGCCTTGCGCAGCAGCCAGGCCAGCCCATCGACGGGCGCACTGACGTTCGATGCTGCCGAGTTTGAGGCGGCTTGCAATAGTTGCTGCAGCGCGTTGGCCATTATGGTGTGCCGCGTTTGCTTAGGTTGCGCAGCGCCCACTCAGCCCATTGCCGCTGCTCATCGGTTATCTTCCCTGCGCTAGGGTCTCCCGAGATGATGCGCGCGAGAATTGTCTGTCTTAACGCGTTGTCGTCCTGCTCGTATGCCGTGCCCCTGAAAGCGGCCCGCTGCTCGCCAGTAAGGCCAAATGACGGCATCACCTGAGATTCGCGCATCCATAGGCGTGCCGCTTCGTTTCTTCCAACAGAGTCAAAATCTACACCCTTGGAATATGGATTGAAGATGATTTGTCCATCTTCAGATGCCATGCCTGAGACATGCTGATTCTTGCGGAAGTAGTCATCCTCCCCATCAAACAGCTTCCCCCTTACTTTGTAACCAAAATATCCACCGCCAGCCGCACTTGTCAGCGGGTTTTTGGTTTGCGCTGTTGGCGCCAACTGTTGCAGCGTGTTAGCCATCTACCCCTCGTAGATGCTGTAGCCGCACGAATCCTGATAGCCCAGGATTGCGGGGTTGGCCACTTGCGCACCCAGCCGCAGGCGCGCAGCCCTGGCTTGCTGCACGATGAGAGGCGTTACGGCATTCAAGCTCGGCGCCATCTTCTCAGCCAGCAGCGCCGAGAATGCAGACTTGTACCCAGCCGGCATGGTGTAGCTGGTCGCCAAGTCCGCAAAGTCACTGACTGCCGCCTTCGTGCGCAGCGTGACCACAGAGCTAGACGGCACCGGATAGAAGTAGACCGACAACGAACCATCGTGCGCATACATGCTCGGCACGCCTGTAGTTGTCTTGTCCCCGATGCCATGATACTGCGCCATCGTCAGCGGGTAGATGGTCACATCTTCCGATGCCCCGTAGCGCACGGTGGCGCTCAGGATTTCATCGCCAGCACCCAGCCCGGCCCACGTCGTGCCGAGCGTGCCGACGGACGATGTGACCGTGCCAGCGGTCAGGATCTCGCGGAACAGGTAGGTCTTGACCCCGTTCAACTCGTCGCAAATGTTGTTCAGCGCAGACAAGCAAATGTTGGCCAGGTCCGAGTCCAGCGTCTCGCCAGGCGACAGTCGGTTCAGCCCAAAAGTCAGGGCATCCGAGATGATGGACAGCGCTGTTACTGATGCCATTTACTTCGCCTTCCGTGGCCGCCCTCTGCCCCGCTTGGGGGCGGGTACTTGTGGTTTGATCGGCAATGCCTTGGTGCCATCAGCCCCGTCCTTGTAATGGCACAAATCGCCATCCTGGCACGGACATAACGGGTCGTTGCCAATACATGGCGGTGCTACGGTAGTAGATGCCCCGCCGTCAGGGGTGCCGCTGGAGACAATGGCAACTGCGATAGGCGGCTTTTCCTGCGGCGGGGCGAAATCGTCAACCCACCCGGTTGCACGCAGCCGAGCCTCCTCCATGGCGTTGTAGGCGTGGTGCCAGCCATTGATGGGGTGCATCATGCGTAGCGGATAGGTCATTTTTTACCAACTGCCAGCAGGTTGTAATCTGCCAGGCGTTTAGTGGTCACTGAGCAAAACCCGGCCTCGCGCATCGCACTGGCCAGCAGTCCTTCTGTGAATCCTGAATGATGGGCCATGTAGGTGCTTCGTGCGGCATCGTACCGGCAACCATAGATCAAATCCAGGCCCGACAGCCAGCCTACAGGCGTCTCCAAGATGGGGTCATCGGACACCGGCACGCCCTCTAGGTCCGGCACGATCACGATGGCCGATCCGCCATCAGCAAGCACACGATGGAACTCCGCCAGCGCCGTGCGCACTTCAGCCGGGTACAGGTGTTCCACACAGTGCGATGTGTACAGGATATCGAACGATGACGACGGAACCACACTCATGTCCGTCAGGCTGGCGACAATGTCCGGCTCCATGCCGGGATCAATGTCCAGGCGCGTTTCCTCATACGCGTCGCCAAACCACATCGGCAGCGGCGTAGTCGCGCAGCCGGCGTGAAGAAGTTGCTTCTTCATGGCTGCGGCTTCTGCGGGTTGGTGCTATCGCTGCCGCCATCCTGGCGCAGCAAATAGCGGTGGAAGTTTCCAGGATACGAGGCGTCCTGTGAATGGTGCGTGATGTTCATGTCGGGGATGATCCAGATATCACCACACTTCTCGCGCCAGCGCCTGGCAAAGGCGTAATCCTCTCCGTACCAAACGCCCTCATGCGCGCCATGGTTGAATAGATCAACGCTCAGTGCGAAGCGGTCACCGTAGCATAGCTCCGGCCACTCGCGCATAAACTTGTTTACCCCTGCTGCGGTGATCTTCAGGAACCCCGCCGGGATCGAATGGGCTCGCACGCAGCCGTCGGCGCGCACTTGCGGGCGCCCGTGAATGTCTGGCAGCAACGCGCCCATGTACTGCTCTGGCTCGCACTTGAAGCGATACGTGCCAGCGACAACGTCGCCTTCGGCCTCGATAAGCCTGAGCATGTCAGGCGCGTCCCAACTCACGTCATGGTCGATGAACACCACGACATCAGCCCTTGCGTCCATTGCCTTGCGCAGCATCGTTGCTCGCGCACAAGAGATGTAGGGCGAGCCAACTTCCGACACGATGCCCTGCGTCCACCCCGCGTCCCTGACGATAGGGATAGACGCCTCGATAGCAGCCTCAGTCTGCGGAAAAGGCCGCTTCAGCGTCGGGACAGCAAAGACAACCTTCTTCATTGCTTCATATCGTGCACGTTGGGTGCAACTCGCGCTTCGCCGCCACATACGCCGCATGCGCCTCGTCTGCTGTTCTAAAGTAACCCAGGTTGCGGCGCTTGCCGCGTACGTTGATTCTGGCGCGGAACAGGTTTCTATGCGTCAGCTTGTCAATGCCAATCAACCCATGTGCCGAGTCTGCGTGCGACTTACGCTGATTCTGCGAGTTTCCAGCGAATGTCACCTCACGCAGGTTTGCAATCCGGTTATCGTCGCGCACGCCGTTGCGATGATCAATCTGCTCTGTTGGTTGTGAGCCATAGACGTACAACCACGCCAGACGATGCGCTCGATAGGGCTTGCGGTGCAGTTTGATACTCAAGTACCCGTCACGATCATGCGACCCAGCAACCATTCCGATGCGCCGTTTGTGGAAACTCTTGATCCATAAAAAGACACCTGTCTCATGGTCGTAAGACAGGTGCTTTTTTAGCTCGCTTTGCGTTAGTTCCATCGTTGCACTCCTAGTGTTTTTAGGCACTAGGAGTATACAACGGTTGGGCTATGCGCTGGCCCAGATTCCGAGGCCCACCAACGTATTCGCAATTTCAACCACAATCGCTAGTTGCGTCGCGCCGAAGCTCGCGCTCGACGCCATGCCCGATGTGGCGTGCACAGCGGACGAGTAGGCCCGCTGCACTACCGGCACCTTGCCGTAGAAGCCAATCTTGTCGCTGGCCGCAGTGCCCCACTGCGAGCCATCGGGCGAGCCGTAATCCAAGCGTTCATAGGACGGCATGATTCATCTCCTTTCAGGTTAGGTTAGGCGGAAGCCGAGCCGATGAGGCGCGACGCCCAGGCTGGCCGCAGCGCGGCAAAGCCGTAGAGAATGTCAATTCTCATCAGCAATTCGTCGTTGCGAATGTCCGACGCTTGCCACACGCGCAGCGACAGACCATCTTGACTGCGACGCACGCACTTGTGGGCATCGTCCATCAGCGGCAGGTCCGCCGTGACGAACTGGAATGCTTCCTTGTGGTACATCAAGCCCTGCGGGTAGCTGGCGCTGGCGTTGCCCACATACGTAACGGCCACCGAAGTGCCGTTGTACGCGGTCACCGCAAGCTGCGTGCTGGTTGCAGAGCAGACGTTTTGCCGGGGGCCGGTCAGGATCGTTGCCGGGGAGACTTCCTGCGTCGTCGTGCCGCCAGTGATGACGGTGTACTGCTGCAGGTAGCCGAGCGACACCTTCGTCTCCGGGTGGCACGCGTAAACGCCAGCGATGGTGAACACCATGCCGGGATTGGACGCGACCGACACCGACGCGAGCGTGATGTTGGTTCCGCCGTCAGTAACAGCAGCATCGGCCGCAGTCGTCACAGTCACGTCCGCAGTGTTGGTCATCGTCCAGCAGCGGTCGTTCTCGAAGAAGTCCGCGCCGCCAGTGCGGCCGATCATGCCTTCGCGATACTGTTCTTTGATCTGCTGCCCGTCGTGGAACAAGCCTTTCAGCCCGTTGACCACTGCGCCCATCGTCACCGAGTCCAGCTGGACGAAGCGATTGCCGTCCTTCGGTGCCAAGCCGTGATTCAACTTCGCACGCGCCGCGCCAAACGCGGTCAGGTCAGTGATGGCAGTGCCAGCCGTCCCGCCCACGTTGTACGTCCTTTTGGTCGCGTATGCGAGATAGTCGGCCTCGATACCCGACACCAGTACCTTGACTGCCGGCTCGATGTAGCGCTTGCTGATCTCGTCAATCGACAGGGCCAACTCGGCGGAGTTGAAGCGCATGTCAACGTGATCTTGCGTCGCAAGGGTAATCGTGCTGGTGGCCTCCGCCTGGTCCTGCACGTCCATGACGCGCGAACCCTGCGTGCGCACATACGCGTTGGGTTGACGAACACGAAGCGCCGAGCCGATCTTTGCGCCCGTATTCGCATACGAACTATCGTACTGACGGTCGGTCGTGGCGATGAACTGGCACGCTTCATGGGCAACACGCAGCGCTTCGCGCGTGACCATGTCGATGGTGACTAATGAATTACTCACTTGTACATTCCTTAATGATAATGGTTAATTGCGTGCCTTGATCTGCGCTCTACGCCAGTCCGCAAACTCGCGGTCCGTCATCTCGCTAGGGTTCTTGGTCACGCGACCCTGCCCGCGCGGGGGTTCAATCGGCGCCGGCACTTTCGATGCTTCAGGCTTGGCCTGCGCTTTCGTCTGCGCCAACTTCAATTCGAGCTTGGCAATGGCCAGGCCGGTTTGAACCGGAGACAGTCGAGCGATGCGCGTGGCTTCAGCCGCGTTGTCTGGGTCAGCCAGGTACTCGATAAGGTGCTTAGGATCGTCGGCCTCGAAGATGGCGTCAGTCGCGGGCTTGATCTGCCCGGTGTGGTCCTTTAAGCCACCAAACGCGTCTTCCAAGTCCGACGCAAGCGCGTCGAATCTCTCTTGCCCCCAGCTCCGCGCAAGACCCTCAACGACACTCTGCCGGTGCTCTATCGCGTCCTGCTGCCGCTTGATCGTCGGCGCTACCTCGCGGGCGCGCTGCTCTACAAGACGGTTCAACTCAGAACGCGAGAGCGTTAGCGGTTCGCTATCGTCTGCGCTTTCCTGATTGTGCTCTTCAATGGGTCGCGGCGTCAAGTGCTGCTGCGCGCGTAACTCTTCGCGCTGGCGCACAAGGCGGTCAATCTTGCGGCGCAAGCGGTCTACTTCCCGCTGCTCGGGAGTTTTCTCGACCTTCGGGGGCTCTTCGGTTGTCTCAGCCTTCGGCGCCTCATCTCCCGACGATGCCTTGTCCGAAGCTGGCGGCGCGTCCGCCGCTACTGCTGCCGGCGTAGATACCGACGCATCTTCCACTGCGTTGCTCGCCTCCGGCTCTACCGCCACTGGCAATGCTGTTTCGCTCACTGTCACACTCCTTGATGGGTACAAATGACCGGCCTGGCCGATCAGCCTAGTAACAACTCTTCTTCCTGCTCCTTCCTGCGTTTCTTGCGCTCAATCTCGCGCTTCCTGGCGATCCTGGCTGCGTGGTCAATCGGCGCAGCAGCCTCTACAGCAGCGCGCGCCTGCGCCGGCAATAGGTCGGCCAGGGTGATGCGCTTGCGTGGCGCTACAGCCGCTACAGGCGCCTTGGCGGCGACTTCTTCGGCCTCCTCCTCGCGCTTCTTCTTCTTGCGCTTGGGCGGCAACCATGGCGCCGGCCAGTAGCCGCCGGCATTGCCAGCGTCAACCGGAACCTCTGGCACGGGCTCGGCAGCAATCGCGAAGTCCGCGTCTATGCCCGTCACCTCATAGAGCCCGAATTCAGCGAGCATTGTGGTGACACCAGACACACCAACGGCCAGATTTGCGTCCTGCCCGAGCAGTGGGAAGAATCCATGCTCCGTAGCCAGCACGTAGCCCAATACGGTGCCGGCGTCTTGCCCCGCGACGTCATAGGCGCCGTAGTCGCACGCCATGACCTGTGCCGCGCCGCCACGCATGGAATCGGCGTCCTGGCCAGTAATCTGATACGTGCCAGCTTCTGCGGTCAGAATCAAGCCGACTGCCAGAGTCGCGTCCTGCCCAGCTATGCCATAGGTGCCATAGTCGGCATCGTGCTCATGGTCAAGCAGTCCAGAACTACCAGAGTAGGCATAAGAGCCTGGATCGCAGGTTAGCGTGCGAGTGCTGTACACCGGGGTAAACAGCGTCGCCATATGGGGAAACGGCGCAGCCTCGCCCGATGATTGCACCGACTTGTTCAGTAGCCCGACTTGCCCGAAGATGGCCACAAAGCCATTTGCCGCAGGCATGACCAGGCCACGCCTATAGCCTGCGTCCTGGCCAGTGACAGAGTAAGTGCCAGACTCGGCGTCAATACGCCTGTCCTGACTGCCCAGCCCGCCCAATGACCTGAGAGGT